TGTGCGGAATCTCCACTACTGCCTATCTTTGCGGAATCTCCACTACTGCCTATCTGTGCGGAATCTCCACTACTGCCTATCTGTGCGGAATCTCCACTACTGCCTATCTTTGCGTAATCTCCACTACTGATACCAACATCGTCTGCTTTGACTGTCTCAACTTTTGTTTTCTCAATTGTAAAATCTACGCAAGCCTTAATAAACCCTTTAAGCCCAAGTTTTGCACCAATATGGAGCTTATTTGTAGCTGTTTTATCCTTTCCTTTATAAATATCTCCAATAGCTTCAACATCTGCAAAATCTGAAATGTTGCCATCTTCATCAATAAGTGGATAATAATTCAACACATCAAATGGATTTTCACAGAAATGCATTACACCCGCTTCACATATTTTGTTTCCTTTTTCTTCGTAAGTAGTATTTTCTTCGTATTGCTTGCCTTTGCATATCATTCCTCTGTTAAATGCCTTATATCCTTTTATACTCATCGATTCTCCTCTCTTTGCTTCTCATCTCTCCATGCTTTAAATTGCATATTCAAATCTTTCACTTTTACCTCAATCTCGTCTACCTCTTCCTCTGAAAGTTCCTCTTTAAGCGCACGTAAAACAGTGACTGCCTCTGCCATAATATTGCTTCTTGCGCCTCTAAATATAACTTCTCCGTCTTTTGCTTTAATCATCTCTATACCTCCATATTTTCAATCACAAGCTCTTTATCCTGTGTATGTTTTAACATAATCAACTGGTTATCAATCTGTGGTATTCTCCAATCGTCAACGCTCTCTGTATCATCAATGATAATTGGGAAATTAACGTTTGCCACTTTCTGAAAAGCTCGGCATATATCAACTTCTGTCAGCATCCTCGCACCATGATTCAGATTTCTCGCATATGCTTCACCATTGTATACAAAGTCGCAGCACTCCTCGGTATCACCATTTAAGAGCGGTCTAAACAGCTTTGCTGTGGCAAAATTCAGATACTTATTAACGTCAGCCTGTAAAAGCTCATTCTTCTTGCGAGTAAACTCTTTCAGCAAATCAAGCTTTCTCTCCCAATCGGCTATCTCCTGATTGAGGTCTGTTCTCTTATTTTCAAGGTCAGCTATGCTATCATCTATACGCTTGTTATTCGCCACACCAAGCTCAATCTTTGTATCAACTGATGAAACTTGCCTTAACAGTTCGTTTCGCTCGTTTTTGAACTTTCTGATAAGTTCCGATGTATCATTTTCATCTGCAAGAGCTTTCTCTTTTTCCTCGATTTTAGCCTTAAGTGCCTGATACTCACTGTTGCCTGTCATATCAACATCAGTAGGTACCATTCCAAGCTCTTTAGCGATGTTATCACGTTCAAACTCGTCAGCAACAGTATCACGCTTTTCTGTCAGCTCCTTGAGTTCTGCTTCAAGGTCAGCTATTTCTTTCTTCTTGCCCTCAATAGCCTGTTTAAGCCCCTTGCTATCATTTAACAGTGCATTTCCCTTATCCTCAAGCTCTTTAAGCTTCTTCAATTTTTTATCACTAAAATCAGTTCTCAAACTCTCTATTGTATATTCCGGCAATCTCTGACCGCACATCGAACAATTAACACTGCTTTCATCAAAGGAAAGTGCCTTTGTTTTTTTCCAGTCAGCACGTACCTTTGCTAAGTCTGTTGCGCAATCTCCAATCTCTCTTTCAGAGGCTTTAATGTTAGTCTTTCCGGTTCTTATCATTGACTCTGTTTTGCGGATTGAAACATCGAAGCCGTCAATCTGCGACTGTAGCTCCATGCGCTTTTTCTGATTTTCAGCATTGGCTTTTCTCTCCATGTCAGAAAGCTCAAATTTAAGGCTCATAATGTCCTCTGTAGCTTTCTGCTTATCCTCTAAAATCTTGTTATAGTCGGACAGCTTATCTTCAATTTCCTTAAGCTGTGGCTCGTATGTTTTCTTTTGCAGTTCAAGCTCTGCAAGGTCTGTATACTCATTGGTAGAATGAATTGTATCAATCCTTGTTGAGATTTCGTCTCTCTCCTTGACAAGGCCTTTTGAGCCATTCCTGCCGCCTGTGCCGTTTAGCTTGCCACGACATACTTTTTTGAGCTGGTCTACATCGCCATCGTCAAACATCGGCTTAAGTTCGGCAAACTGTGGAAACATATCGCAGATTTCGGGATTTTTGTGTGTGCCAAAAAAAGTTGAGAGTGCTATTCTTTGATTCGTTGGCGATTTAAGCAACAATGTCATAGCGTTAAGACAAAATGGCAATATCTTGAGGTCTGCGATATTATCATTAATAAACTCGTTGTATTCAACCATTTTGTATGTAACATCATTGACATAGTAATCTGTATGTCCCGAACAAACTTCGCCGTCCTTATTTCTTCCTTGTCTTGTAACCTTTTTCAGGGTCTTTTCTTTTCCGCCAACCTCAAAGGTAACAGCTCTTACAATGTCAACATCGTCAATCTCGACTCCGTTTTCGTCATGTGGTCTTATGCCTGTAATTTCCCTGTCGTTCTCGTCATGGCAATTCAGCACATCAAGAATAATTCTCTTAACTGTCGATTTGCCGACTTCATTCTGACCGGATAGCACAGTTTTCATTGAAAAATCTGTGTCTAATGTGTTTTTGCCGTAGAATTTACAAAAATTCTGCGCAAATACATGTGTAATCTTCATTGCGTTTCCTCTCTTTCTATTTGTTTATGGTTTTTAGAATCAAATTTCCATGTAGGCTTGATTTTTTAACTACTCTTAAGTATGAGTCCGACTCCGATACAAAAAGCCACTCACTCGCCGCGTAATGAGCCTTGTTGAGCAATAGCTTCTGCTCTCTTGTTAATGGCTTCAATCTGTATCTTGTATCACCTAACCTAATTCGTCTTACACTGCTCATTTAGCTTCTCCATTTCTTTATCTAGTAACGCTTGAAAGTCAAACGATTTGTCCTTGTGCCGCTTAGCTCGATATAATTCTTGTAGGTAATCGTTAGCACTCTGACGTTTCAATTGGCTACCAATCGCAGTAGATGTCAAGATTTCCATTTCCGCTCCCCTCGTCATATACAATTCCTTGTATGCCAACAGGAGTATCGACCACAACTCCATGTGGTAAATCATCACTTGCAATTACAACGTATTCGTTTTCATCAACTACTAATCCGTGCTCGTTTAAATGTCTGCCTGGGATATTCAAACCGCCTCCAGGTAACACTCTCTGTGAGTACCACGTATAAGTGTAATCACCATATCGGACTCGCCCTAGCTTCCTAAATCGGCTACAACTGTACTTCTTGTGGCAAGTTGGAACTGTTGGTTCTACATAGGTCTGCTCAACTACAACCGGCTCATTCTGAATTACTGTTGGCTCAATCTTCCCTAGCATTACATCATTTAAATAGGAAGAAACACCGGCTGTCAGCTCAATTTTGCTATCTGCTTTCGCTACTATTGGCTTTAAGGTCATAATTCCAATTGTTGAAATTAATAACATCAACATCAGGTTTCTTTTTCTCATGCGGTTCGCCCTCCTCTATGAGACATATTGCAATCAGTATCAGCCAAAATACTGTTACGATTGCTCCAACGATAATACTCGCCGCCTTAATTCCGTATGCCACCGATAATCCAAGAAAAAAAGTGAACGCCAACACCCCGAAAATCGAATAGCCACAACCGGTATAGAATTTTTGCTTTAGAGTTCTTTTTCTCATACAATCACCTCACTATGCAAAACTCTGTTGAGCGTTTGCGTCCTGAATAAGCTCATCAAGATATTTAGGCACGACATAGCAATCAATAAACTCATGCACATCGTCTATATACTTTCTCTTGATACTCTTATAAGTAGATACGCAACCATACTCACGCTTTAACTGTGTCCATATATCAGAAAATGTCTTATGTCTGATACTGTTATCCCTGTATGCTTCGCTCTGCTTGCCACCGAGGATATTTACAACTCTGCGCTTAACATGCTGTTGTATCTCGTCAATATCGCAACTGTAAAGTGGTACATTTTCCTTAAGCTCGCTCACATCATCTTTGATGTCGTTTACTTTCTGCTCTAATTCTGTATAGCCTTGTGCCAAAAGCTGTATCTGACCGCCTGTTGTCTTTGGCATACCATAACTGCCTGTTTTTCTGATTGACGGAAGTACCTCGTCCATTACCCATCGCTCAAATTCCTCTGCGCTAGGCAATTTTGATTTCATAATAAGTCGGTAAATATCACCCTCTGTTATGAATAAAACATCTTGATTTCCACTATTGGTAGGGATGTTCCATTTTAGAACCCCCTTGCAATGAGTTTGTACTGCCTTATGAGGTATTGCATATCCCAACGCTTTTGCAACATCACTTCCGGCAAAATATGTCTTATCGTCTTTAGTGATAGTTCTAATTTCTCCGAATTTTTCATTGTTGAAAATTTGTAAATCGTTCATGTTTTCTCCTTTCTGTGTTATAATCTCCTCATTAGATAATAAGGAGGTGAATTACCTGTGAAAGACTTTAATGATTTTATTGCAACATTAGACTCGAACTATTTTGATAAGTTGGAAAAGGTCTTAAACGAAAGACCCGAGATAATTAATGCGCCAACTGAAAGTGCAAAAATTCGTGCCGAGTCATCTGTAATTGCAATGCTACTTATTGGGAAATATCATGAATGGCTCCAGCAATAGCTTTCCTCATGTATTCTCCATAGCCGTGTGATGTAGTCTCTACTCTTCCATTTTGAGGCTTACTCACACCTAAACTCTGCTCAATACGTTTTAAAGTACTGTCAATGCTTTTTAATGTGTTGAGCGTTTCTTTTCTTACGAACAGTCTCATTCCTACTCCTTTCTCTCTACTCAATAAAATAAGAAACTTCTACGCCAAAATAATTAGCAATCTTAATTAGCTTGTCTGTTTTTGGCATTGATTTTCCCGACTTCCAATCCGAAAAAGTGCTTCGCGCCATTCCAAGCTCTTCTGACAGTTTGTAAAACGAAACGTCTCTAGCTTTTATGAGCGTGTCAAGTTTTTTAAAGCTCGCCTGTCGTTTTTTCTTATTCAATTTCCCATCTCCTTTCTTGACAATAGTTAGGAAATCCGTTGCTATAAAAAGCGCCATATAAGGCAACGGCTGTTAGAGGTAGTACGCTAACAGTTTTTGTTTTTAGCTCAAAAATCCTAACTAAGTCTTGATAAAAATTAGAAAATCGTGTATACTATGAATTATCCAGAAACATAATATTATTTTTTCTCAATTTTATTTTTTATTGAGTTGAGATTTCCTAACTTCTTTTTCATTCTACATTAGGAAGTCTTATTTGTCAACCCCAAATGTTGAGAAATCACAACTTTTTTTAAAGGAGATTTTCTATGTACGAAAGATATTGTAAATTAAGAGACTCAAAAGGGTTAAATGATTCAGAAGTGGCTAAATATGGCGGTTTCCCTAAAAGTACTTTTTCAGATTGGAAAAAGGGAAAAAGCAGTCCAAAATTATTTAAGTTGGTAAAAATTGCAGAATGTCTTGATTGTTCACTTGATTATTTAGTTACCGGAAAAGAGCACCATTCAGTTGTCGAGGAAGCAACAAAAGACTTGGCTCTGTCGAAAATGGATAGTAGAATCAAGGACTACGCGTTGAAATTATCTAAATTGTCGGATAAAGAGCAAGAAAATATTATGAATTTAATAGATATGATGTATGAAAATACTCAAAATAAATCAAATTAATAAGAAAGGCGGTATTTTAATTATGAGTAAAACTGTTAAATGTCCTAAATGGGGTTGTGATGGTGTTGGCATACCTGTTGATACCAAGAAAAAATTCTCATTCGGCAAAGCGCTTGTTGGCAACACAGTAGGTGGTCTCTTCGGACCCGTCGGTGCCGTTGTCGGTACTGCTACCGGAATTAAAGGCAAGAACGGCAAAACAAAGTTTGTGTGTTCAAAGTGCGGTAACGTTTGGGAAAAGAAAATATAACTACAAGGCAGAGTTTTTACTCTGCCTCTATTTTTCCTTTAATAAATATGTACAAGTACAGTAACAGGTCTTTATCTTCCAAGCCCTCAATCATTTTAATTATTTCATCCTTATATTCCATACAATACTACCTCCGATACATCCATTATAGAACATTTGTTCTTAAACGTCAATATTAGGACGGCAGAAAAATCCACCGCCCTACCGAAACTTGAAGAGTTCTCTTATTTGAGAACATCATTACTGTAGCACTCTAAAGTGTTTTATTTTGTCGAATATTGACAATATGGACTGTTTTGTAACCCTATTCCTGTAAAATAATCGAGAGGGCTTATGCTCTCTCTTTTTATGTGCAAAATCCTATTTGTGATAGTCTGCTAAACCAGAGTTTAGATAAAAAATTTACTATTGTAGCTGTAAATGAAACAATTGATAATATATATATTGGGGCTAACGGAACTACTCAGGTTGAATATACTAAATTTAAATCAGTAAAAGGCTACACTAGAATAATAGTAAATACGTCTTTTTGGAATGCAACTACAAACGGTGGCGGTTATTCTAATGCTTTTGTGTATAGTATGATATATGCTTCGTCAGGGGTAGGAATTCAGATGAAAAACGTTAGTAATGCTGGTATAAGAGTAAGATTATCGATTACATGCTTATATTTTAATTCATATATTGAAAATTCAGTAATTCCAACACCTATATCTTAAACAAATCCAATTGTAAACCAATATCTCTTTAGTAAATAGGAGTAACTAAATATTAACTTTTACAAATGTATCATATATTTAGTAAGAAATAAAAATTATTCAGACATATATATTAAATCGGCAAGCAAATAACTACCTGATGCAAGTGTTTGATTTATATATACCACATACACTTTATTTGTATCGTCATATTGAATTGTATTTATTCGATAATTTCCTTTGCCAGAAGTATTATAATTAACTATAACATTTATAAGTCTGTATCCAGTTTTATAGCCAATATATGCAAATGAATATCCTGCTCCATTAATTCGTTGACTTTCTAAATGAACCAAATGCATATTACCTAAACTCTGGTTTAATTCATCGTATTTGTCATTCAAAATCTTGCCTTGACTCGCGTCTAATGCGTTTCCAGTGGTAGAAGTCGTGAGGTTATTCGCCAAATCTTTAAAGGCAAAGCTTTTCAAATCAGCGAACCACTTCTTAATTTTTCCGAAGCCGACCGACACTTTTTCACCAGAAACAAGGTTTGCTCTAGTTGTTGTAGCGGCAAAAGTAACTGTTGTATCGCTTATATTTCCACCTTCTGCAACCGCTCCGATATTGGCAGGAGTTATGTTTACATTTCCTCTGCGATAATAAGCTTCTTTTGCGCCTTTTACTCCTGTTACCGGTGTGCCGGCAAGCACATCCCAATATCTGTCGATTGTCAGATATACATTACTGCCGGCGGGGATTATATTACCGGCCCCCTCTTTAAAACCAGTGGTTGTGGTAAATTGGTCGGCTATGTTGTACATATCACCGGAAGTGGCATTCGCTGTGCTCGGTAAGTCGGCAAAGTTAATTGTTCCAAGAGGTCTTAATGCTCCACTTAAGCTCTCAGATATTTCTTTGGCTTGTTCTGCGTACTTTTGCGCTTCCGACTCGCTCTTTGCAGAGTTAGTCTCACTTGTCCTAGCATTGGTTTCAGAAGCCTTGGCTTTTGTTTCGCTTGCCTTAGCATTGTTTGCAGAAGTTGACGCGCTAGTAGCAGAAGCCTTGGCATTAGTTTCACTGTTTTTTGCGTTAGCTGCGCTTGTAGACGCATTAGCCTCTGATTTCTTAGCATTAGTTTCACTGGCCTTAGAATTTGTTTCGCTTGTCTTAGCGTTACGTGCAGAGATAGACGCACTGTCCTCACTTGTCCTAGCATTGGTTTCAGAAGCCTTGGCTTTTGTTTCGCTTGCCTTAGCATTGTTTGCAGAAGTAGCTGATTCTTGAGCTTTGCTTGTGGCAAGTTCTGCCGATTTTTGAGCTTGTGAAGCAGAACTGCTTGCTGAGTTGGCTTTTTCTGTCGCAGTTTGTGCTGATTTTTGAGCCTGTGACACGGATTGAGCCATGCCGTCAAGGTAACTCTGAATAAGTCTTTGAATTTCAACGTCAAAATCCTCAACAGTTCCCATTCGCTTAACTATTCCGGGTGCAAAACACATCCATATCTGCTGTTTTTTCGTGTCGGAATCGGTCGATACCGCCCATTCTCCGGCTTTCATTTTTAAGGGGTCAAACTCCGCGTATGCCCCTCGTCTCATTTGAATTGCCATAAATTACGCCTCGCTTTCATCAATTATCTCCATTTGCCTAAAACGTGAAGTTGTAAATACAATTGTTTGTTTGTTTCTGCAGCAGCCGAGTTTATACAAAACCCCAACTCATTACTGCTCCATCTTGTAAAAAAAATAGAATACAACCCGCCGGCGCTACAAAACACAGTACCTGTAGTATGTAAGATACTTTTTATTCCGTCTGGCATATATACGCTTCCATAAGTATAATACAGACTACCATATTTAGAGCCAAACGAGACAGTCGCGGGAAAACTTCCCCACATTTCTATATATCCATCTGTCCACTGTCTCCAATACCAGCCGTTTTCATTGGTAAATGTTTTTGAGCCAAAAACAGTTTCAACCCCATTAAGAGTCAAATTGTTTGCGGTAATGTCAACGTTAGTTCCACTTACATTAACCGTTTCACCGTTTATGCTTGCAAAGCCACCGCCACAGCCCATACCGCTAGTATGTCCTCCAACGTTTGAAAAAAGGTTTGCTCCCTCTGGATTTACTGTAAGATTATTATCAATATCATTTCCACTGTAATTTCCGCTTATTTTTGTCCCTGTTTCCGCGTCTTGCGCCCAAAAACTTTGATTGAGTCCTGTGGACGGGTTGACAACATCAACATTGAAAGCTTTTGTAAATTCGCCGTATGCTCCTACAATTTTTGGGGAAATAACATACTCTTTTCCTATTTGCGTATAGCCAATATTGTCTTTTAATTCGTTTAACTTATCGTTTGTTGCAAAATCGGGTTGGTCTGAGATATTGTTCCACGAAATACTCGCTCCGTCAGCGAGCGTAATGCCCTTGTTATCAAGCGTAATCAGAATTTTTCCTTTTGCGTCTTTGACATACTGCTTGCCGTTTGTGTTATTCTCACCGCCTAGAGTGAGCGTACCACCATGCGCCCAGTCAAAATTAATGCCGATGGCCGACATAATATTGAAAATAGCGTTTCCGTCTTTATCAACTCCGGCATTCCACGTTTTACCATAATCGCTTGATACAGCCATGCCATTAGCTGTCATTTTCCACTGTATATTGCTTGAATTAAGGTCAGCTTTATTGTGCATAATGTAAATAATTGAGCCATCCTCTTGCACCTGTTCAGTCTTAAAAAGCCCAAGTGATTGAGACATTAACTGTGTCAGCAATTGCATTTGCTTGTCATATACGCTTAATTGTGCCTGCGCAACTTTCCTAGCTTGTACGACAGCCTTTGTCTCATTACTGAATTTATCAGCACTATTTCTTGAGGCATTTTCGGCATCACACGAAATTTTAGTGCCACTTCCAACTGTAAATGTTCGGTTGGAAATAAAACAGCTATAGGTATTCTGCTTGCGGTCTGTCACAAGCGCCACATCTCCGCTCTCAATCAGTGGGTTTGACAAGAGCGTAGCGTCAAGAGGTCTAAACCTCATGCCACCGATTTTTTTGAAGATATAGTTTGCAACTGTCTGTGCCTTGTCTGCCGGAATGAAGGGATTGTCAGAGATTGAGACTACATATTCCTCTTTTCCGGCAAGAGCATTAACATCTTTTGTCTTGTCCTCTTTTGAGGTTACAGTTACCTTTACCCCGGTGATAACAACATCATCGGTCGCAACATTCAAGTCTTTTTGCGTGTAAATATTGTGGTAATTTCTCGCCTCCGTGAATGTTCCACCATCAGCACTATCTCCACTTGAATAGTCGGTGAACTTTCCACCATCAACGCTGTCTCCGTCAGAGTATGGTGTAGTTTTTGTGCTAAAAGTTCCGCCATTGTAATTTTGGCTCCCAAACTGGCTCATATCATACCACTCGATAAGCAATTCGCCATCATGACCGCATTTGCCCCATAATCCGCTTAACTGCAAAATGTAAGCTATAGCCTGTCCATATGTGAGCTTTTGATTATCACTCGGTATCTCGTTAATCACGTAATCAGAGTTATCGAATCTCGCCATAGTAAAAGGTACATCACACTTAATACAAGCGTCTCTGACTACCTCATACGCTGTCGTAGGGTAGCTTAAATTGCTATCATACTCACGATTGAAATTGTTAATATTGTCAAGGCAAGTAAGCGTTATGAGTGAGCCGTCATAGCTTGTTTCGCTGACTCTATACTCACCGATTTTTAGTTTTTCACTTGTGCCATCAGAAAAGCTTTTTGAAACATATGCTGTTACGCTTGCCTTATCAAAATCATACTTGTTGTAATCTTCATAAATGTTATTCAGCTTAATTTTCAGTTTTCCGGCAATCAAAGCCCCGATTGTGAAAGTGCCATTGCTCGATGTTGAGTCATTGACCTCAAAGCCATTCGCCCACAACTCACTATCACTAACAGGGATTTTTTCACCATTAGTTGTAACTATGTCGGCAAAGCAATTTACGTTTATATCGTTGTCAAGCATTACTGCCCTTTGCCATTTAGCTGATACGTTTAGCATTTAATCACCGCCTTATTCTTCTATGAGAGGAAAGCTTAATACCTCATACCTCTTATTGCCAACAGTCCATATCTTGATAGGTGCGCTTCTGTCACCTACATAGAATGTACGTGTTTCGTCAGTGCCACTCATAGCGTCAGGATATGTCACTCTGATATATTCGGGGTTCACCATTTGAAGTATCTTTGCTGTCCTAGCCTTGTCTGTACCATTCCACGACAATTTAAGCTGTCGCTTCTGCGCTATTCTATTCTTGTGCATTTTGCCGTCTTGTGTTCGTCCACTATCACTTGCAGACACATCAATCAAGCTCCATTCAAAGCTTGATGGAGTAGGTAATTCCACTCCGTCTACTAACATCATTGCCATATTGTTACCTCGCAAAAAGACACCCACGCAAGGGTGAGTGTCTTAGCCAAATTCATTTGCTACAATATATCGTTGTCCATGCTTTGCTTTACCTACCTGTGTCATGCGATAGAGCGTTTCGCTGTCGCATTTGAACACGTTTTCAATGATAGGTGCAGAGTTTCCGCCGGCATTAGAGTTCATCATTACTTGTGCCATGCCCTCCATGACAGCCTGTTTAATTCCCTCTGTAATCTGTTGATTGTTTGCAACTACATTTCTACCATTTGAGAATTTACCGACTAACTCATTGTGATTAATAAAAGCCATGCCGTCCTCTCCCCTTGGGAAAATTCCACCACTAGCGAGCCTTGGAATGTGCACTTTCGGGACTAACGATACTCCGTTCCAATTTGCACCAGCCACCTTAGCGGCCATAGAAACAACTTTGTTAAATCCTCTTAATAAAGAGTTAATTCCACTGACAACAAAATTAACGCCGTTTTCTATTTTAGAAATAACGTAGTTCATGGCTCCTGTAACGCCGCCTCTTATTGAACTCCACACATAATTAAACGCGTTTGTAATTCCGTTTTTCATGATATTAAAGCAGTTTGTGATAGGTGAAATAACATTGCCATTAAACCAACTCGCTACTCCTTGCCACGTAGATATAACAAAGTTCTTTGCTACGCTAAGTGCCGATGTTATGCCAGCTTTCAACATATTAAAAAAGTTTGAAATCGGTTGTATTACTGTACCGCTAAACCAACTTGCCACCCCTTGCCATGTTGAAAATACAAAATCTTTTGCTGTCTGTATCGTTGTCTGTATAAACGTTTTTAAAAAGTTAAACAGATTTGAAATTGGAGTAATCACATTATTATTAAACCAGCTTGAAGCTACTATCCAAATTGCTTGAATTATTATCCAAACACCTTGAAAAATCTGTTGTGCTCGTGTAGCAAAGCCTTTAAAAAAGCCAACTATCGGCTCAATTACTGTGGAACTAAACCATTTCGAAGCTCCTTGCCACACAGTTACTATGTCTTTCCATAGAGAGCCGAAAAAGCCACTTATGGTTTTCCACATATCTTTAAAAAACGAAACTACAGGCTCAATGACATTTCCATTGAACCATTCGCCAGCCGTTGAAAATAGTTCACAAATTGTGTTCCAATTATCTTTTACTAAAACAACGATTGTTGATACTGCTGCCACTATTGCTCCAACAATTACCGCCGGCAATGCTGCCACACCAGCTAATATTGCTCCGATTGTGGCTAATGCAACACCTATTACCATTAAAAGCTCATTCACCCAGCTAAATCCGTCTTTTAGCATTTTGACAAAATTTACAATAGATAAAATTGTTCCGGCTATTGCCGAAAAAGCAGAACCAATTGTTGCTAATAGGTCTACTGCCCCTGTTCCGAATGCGGCTGTTATTGCATCACCCAAGCTTAAGCCACTAAATAATCCCTCTATGAGCAATCCAAGATTAGTTGACAATGAGGCGAAAATCGTTTTAAATGCTTGCATTATTGCCGTTCCAATGCCAGCTCCTTTTACAAGCTCAAATCCAATTTTTGAAGCTATTGCCTGTGCTATTGCTTTTGATAATGATTTTCCAATAAAAGCGAGTGCCACTGAATCCGATTTTAACGAAATTATCTTTTTTATCAGCAATGTGCCAACTATTATCTCAACAGTTTTAATGTCCAAATTGCTTAAAAAGTCCGTAATTCCTTTAAGTATGTCTTTCCACGACACATTTTTAATTGCCGTGGTTAGCATGGTGTATATTCCTTGCACCCATGCGTTAATAGTTTTTGCTAGTAACGCAAAATCAAAATTCTCAAAAAATCCATTAATGCCGTTAGCAATCGACAAGCCAAAATTAGTCCAGTCGAATGTTGTACCGAATGAATTGAGAAAATGCAAAGCTGTGTTCAGTGAACCGGCTATTGTTGCACCCAAATCATAAAAGAGTCTTGGGCTGATTAAGCCATTAAGGAAGTCTGCAAGTCCTTTTCCGAAATTGTCAGCTTTCTGATATATCTTCTTCCAATCAATGCTCTCCATAGCACTCGCTAGAGCGTCACCGATGTACTTTCCGAGCGAGTAAAGGTCTTTGATTGATGATTTGTATTTTTCAAGCAGTCCATCTGTCTTTTTCAGCGAACTATTAACACCACTGTCAGCTCCACCGCCACCTGAACCGCCACTGCCTGAACCGCCACCACTGCCACTATCGCTGTTGTCATCAAGCGCGTGTATCTCGTCTATACTAAGCAATGTCTTTTTCAGTTTTTGCGCTTTCTTATTGGAACTATCAGCGTTATCACCAATATCGCCTACTCCGTCAGCTATGTCCTCCATGCCGTCAGCCGTGGCACCGCGACCGCTTATCTCGATAGTCCATCCGAAGATTGCTCCGAGTGCGTCAGCTACAGTTCTTGTGAAACTGATAACTTTGAGCATTACCTTATTTAAGGCTTGGACAAATGGCTTTAAAGCATTGATTACTACGCTACCTATGATACTGCCCCATGCTTGGAACTCTTGCTTAAGGACTCTTACACTGTTAGCCCAGGTATTTGCGGTCTTGGCAAAATCACCCTGTGCAGCTTGCGTATTTGCCATGACATAATTATATCTTAGCAATACCTTTTCAGCTTGCGTCATGGATTTAATATTTGCGTCAAATCCGTTTTTCATAGCCCATTCTGAAAGTGTGGCTTGTGTTAAATCAAGTCCGTATCTCCTTAGCGGTGCTATTGTTCCCGAAAAAATGGATTGTAAGCTCTTTGCAACATCAGCTTGGTCTACATCATAAAATGAAGCCATATCGCCAGCTAACCTTGTAAGATTAAGCGACATATCAGCCATACTGTCTGTAGTCTTGTATAGCGTGTTATTTTGGCTCATAAGAGCTTTATTTGCCACAGCCGTACCATTTGCCACTTGTTCTGATGAAATGCCTATGGAAGTTCCTAGCGCTTGGAAACGGCTTGCAATTTGCTTAACTGTCAGCTCCGACATTCCAAAATCTTGAATTGATGTTTTTGTAAAATCATCAACCTTGCTTGCCATGTCACCAAACGTGGTATCTACTACGTTTTGAACCTCTGTTAATTGGCTCGCTAAATCAACTGCACTGCCTAGCTTTCCGACAGCTCGCATAACCAACCAATAAGTTGCGTAAAACTTACCGATAGTTGAAGCCAAGCCCCTAAATCCACTTCTTGTACTCTTAATCGACTTAGTTGTGTTTGAAAATCCTGTTACGAGCGACCTACTAGCCGAACCGACTTTTGCGCCTTGTTGTGACAGATTAGCAAGCGCATTAGTCATTTGAATTATATTGTTGCTGACTCTCGGTGCGTTAGATAATGTTGTCATTACCTCTTTCAAGGCGCTGCCAAGGTTCCTTATGTTGTCAGCAGCATATCCGGCTGATTTTGAACCGAGCTTTGAGATTGAAGCTGTTAGCTGTGTAATTTCTGCTGATTGCTTTGATATGCTCGCAAAGCCTGACAATTCTGTTGCCATGCTCTTTAAGGCGCTTGCCGAGCTGACAAGCCTTGCAGTATCAAGGTTGCCAAGCTTTTCCATGTTAGTGGCAATCTTGCTAAATGTACGTGTGTCAATACTGCTCACGCTTCTAAGTGATGTTGCAAGTTGTGACATTCCGCTCGCAAAATTGCTTATGCTTGCACCATTGAGGGAATTGAGAGTATCTCCAAGCCCTTGCAGCTTAGCTTGTAAATTGCCTATGGCTCTAGTCGCTTGTTGTGCGTCTGACTTGATTTGAAGCTCAATGCTCTCTGCCATTTTCTCACCCCCCTGTATGTAATAAAAAAGAGAGCTACACTAAAGTAGCTCTCATGTATTTAGTCTTTGAGCAGATAGTATGTTGTAATCAATCCAACATATCCATCTTGCTTAAGACCTCTATTCTTTTGAAATACCATGACACATTTAGTGAGGTAGTCACTCCACTCTTTATAATCAGTATCAAGTTTGTAGAAATGATACTTGTCATGTAGAGTTTTTCTCAACCACTTAATGGCTGTCGGGCAGTTATACTTCTGTCCGCTCCACAGATTGTGATTTTTGGCAAATCTCTGTGAATTGGCTCCAAACTTGCCATCCTCCTTAAGCTCGTCTGTGTCAAATCCGATGTTCATGGCATGTTGCCATTTTCTTACATCATCATTATCGAGGTAATATTCCTCATTGCCTTTCCAAGCGTTATTCTTTACCGGAGTTGCTATTGGTGCCGAACTATTCTCTATTCCATCACCCTTATTAAGCTCAATGTATAGTAAGTTAGCATCTGTGCTGTTATTCAGGCCGCTACAGGTAAATGCGCTCGAATACTGCCAGCCATACAGAGAATGTTGAATAACAGGCTTCTTTGCACTATTAGGCTCATCACCAATAGACATCCCCTTAGTTGACGGATAGCGCGCAATCCAAAACGGACAGTTAATCTGATTTGCGTATGGCGCAATGTACTGATTGTAAAAGCTAAGCCCTGTGTATACACCAAAGTTAAGCCCAGCACTCTTGATAACACTCTGATATGTGTTAATTATGTCAATAAGCGTCTGTCCAAGTCCTTGCTGGCACTTATCTTCAACATCTAACCAAACGAAAGTTTTTCTTCCGTTAAGCGTCTGAATGACCTTGTTCGCATCCGTCTTTGCCTTGTCTACTGTTGTAGCGTATGAGTAGTTGTAAACACCTTGTATCGGCATTCCTACATCAGTACAGCCTTTCCAGTTTTGCTCAAAGGTCTTATCCGGATTAAGGTCTTTGCGGATTATTTTTAGGATTGCAAATTGCACCCCAGCCCACTTAACCTTACTCCAATCAATATTTCCTTGATATGACGATACGTCAATTCCTTTATATGCCATATTTTCACCTCATTAATCAGGACTTTCAGGTAATCCCGACTGTCTTAATGCGTTAATTCGTTGCTTCATTTCGTAAACGGCAATTTCCTCATTAGACTCCTTGTATTTAGGCTCGTTATCTTTTGAGTATTGCTCATTTAACGATTTTTCGATGTATTTTGCTCTTGCCTTGTTGCCATTTAAGGCTCTGTCGATAGCTGTAAGAGTTGCGCTTAATCCGTATGTGCCCCACCAAGCCCACATGTTGGAGTCTGCTTCTTTTTGCGCAAGCATATAAGCCTTTGAATAAGGCTCTAAATCAGCCGGACAAGACATGTCTATGTCCTCAACGCTAAATCCATAGCCTTTAGTTGCTAACAGCCAATATGGGCGGATTTCGTTGCAATACACTTCCCACGTAAGCTCTTTTACTTCTTGATTGGTCTCTTCTTGGCTGTCTGTACCTCTTTCGCCAGCATCTTTGATAAAAAACTGTTTTTCTCCATTTCTGCTGACAAATCATTGTAGAGTGATTGTAAATCTCCACCCTCTTCATTCTCCGGGTCAAGGTAATCGTCAAGTAAATCGTATACCTTTACAAGCTGTTTCTCTTTTGCTTCTTTATTGTCAAAATCAAAGCCAAATTCGTCAGCGTGGAATTTCTGTAAGCCTACAAGCAAAAACTCCGGTAAAAACTCAAGCATGTTGTCAATGACTTCAAGACCCTCGCCCTGTTGCTCCATTCCTACGAGCCTTGGGATAATTTTATTCTTAACTACCGGTGCATATCCGAATTTAACTGTGTATTCTTTTCCGTTTAATTTAATTTTCATTTTATTTTTCCCTTTCTCCCTAATTTATATAGGGAAAGAGGCAGTTTTAACACTGCCTCGATTACCTTACTATATTGTTTCTTCAAGTTCGCTGTCAGCCGTGCTATCATCATAGCCAACCGCTACGGCTTTTTTCGATTGGCTCATGATTTTTTTGTGAGTGTGATTTCTGCTGGATAGCCTTGGTCATCCTCTGTTACCGCAACATCGTAGTTATCCTCAATCCACTTAGGCACTGTCTGAACTGATACAGTCGCAGTTCCTGTTAAGTGGTCATCAGATGCCTCACCTGGGGCGAATGACTCCTGTCCAATAAAAGCACAGATACCCTCTGAACCTTTTCCATCTGTACCATAAAGAATGATAAAGTCGAGCTTCTTGCCCTCGTTAGTTACCATCTCATCCTTGTACTTCTTCTCAAAAGCCCCCTCAACTTCCATGGAACCGGCTGAACGTCTGCCCATTTCCTGCGTCTCTACTAAATCTTCAAGAGTTGAAGTATCTACCATGTTTTGTGAACCGAATGGTGAGGGAATTGATTTTGCTCTAAGTAAGAGCTTGTAAGTTCCAGCCCAATAATCGCCACTTGTGGCAGATGCGGTTGGTGTCTTGTAAGCAATTCTACTTTTTAATCCTGTTGCCATTTGTATTACCTCCTAATTTTTCATAAAAAAATAAGAGCCAAAAGGCTCTTATAATCTATCATTCCAATCGAATGACCGCCTAGCACGTAATGTTGCAGTCCATATTTTGCCGTTTTTTCTAGCGAATGGGGTTGTTGTCAGCTTGAATGACATAGCTTTGTATTCATTAGCCACTGTCTGTGCCACATTCAAGGCTTCTGAACGGCTTTTATTCGTTGTAACAATTACTTGTGCCGTAAATAACACTGTATTTATTCTTTCACACTCTAAATCCTCATTCTGTTCTATAGGTTCGAGTGCTTGAACTAGCACTGTCGGGAAACTAGCCGTTGCACTGTCCGACTGTTCCTCTTGCGTGAATTTTAGCTTGGGATATTTAGTTTTCAATTTTTTCTCACATCGGGTTTTCACAATCGCATATGTGAGATTTTCAAGGTCGTATACCCATTGATTTTGACTTGCCACTTTATCTCACCTCAACTAAAATTTTTCCGTGCCGTTCTCATAATGTCATTTTCCATTTCTACAAATGCGTGATACATCGGCATTGTAGGTGTAATGCCGTATGAATGGTGTAATTCTCCGCTTTCGTCTCTCCAATACCAACCCTCACTATCGAATGCGTGTGTCTGTCCCGGGAAAGTGCCCTGACCGCCCCTTGCGTCATTGAAATGTGGTTTAGCTTTCCAGCCTGAGCCGTATTCAGCCATAAGCAAAGGCGATACATCAACTGTTTTAAGTCCATCTGCCGTCTGCCATGTGCTTTGTATCTGCCCTGTTTCTGTCGCAAGAATAATAGCTGTACAGCCGTCTGTTGTGTCTTTAATTTCGTAACTAAATGTAATATAGTGTCCAAAATTGCCTGTATTTGCTTGTGCTACGGCTATACCATTACTAGCAAGCTCTCCAACAAACGCTATGCACTTGTCCTGTAAGCGGTCTTTGTATCTTTCAAGCTTGTCTATCGCATCTTGTATAGATTTTTCTGTCAGAGAAACGTCAATTTTCATAATTACACTTCTTTCACAACTGCTTTGAGCATGTATTTAACTGAGTAAAGAGAGGGCTTCACTCCTACTATTGTAAAGTCTGCGGAAGTTGAATCAACTAATCCGTTGGCATCCTTTGTAGGCTCGCTATCGAGCCAAATAACATCGCCCTTTTTAAAAGGGTATTCTCCTCTGTCTGTCAGCAAAACAGCATCAAAGTCAGCCGTATTAAAGCCATATTCCTTGTTTTGCGCTTCTCCTCCGTCAAACGATATATTCGCCCGAAAATCGACCGGCTCTGAAAAGCCTGTTTCTTCATGGGTGTAATATATCTTCTCTCCGTCCTCTGTTTCGTAAAACTTTAGATTTCCGTCCTCGTCTTTGTCATAGACTGTGACAGTTTGACCTTGAAGCGCGTATTTCATGGCTTGTTTATTAATGTCAAGCATTTTTCTTTATCTGCTTGTAAATCTGATTAACACCGGTACTTGCCATGCCCGACACAATGCCAACCGCTATTGCATCAAGAATGTTGTTTGCCGGATAACCGGGAATTACAAACATTCCAACAATGCCGAGTACTCCACCGGCCACACCTACGATAATAGGAATAATATTATCTTTGACCTGTGGTATCTGCTTTGAAGCATATCCGATTAAATAAGTAATTACCATAATGGCAACTACCGTAGGTACTTGTGTAAAGTCCATCAGTTTTTTCCTCCTTTACCTAAATGGATTTCCTCAATCTCATTTTTCATTTTTGTTACCATGCCATTACCACCAAGTGCGTGGTATGCGTCATACATCTCGCAAAAATTCTGATACGCATATGAGGGAATTTCGCCAAGCTTCATGTACTTATCATGGTATTCGATAAGCTGTACTCGTAAAAGTAACATTGTACCTTTTCCGTTCGCTTGTCGTAGCTTCTTTTCCTCTTCAATGCGCTCGTTTCTTTCTTTTGTGTCTATCGCTTTTTGCTTTTTCTGCTCTTGTAAAAGCCAAACAATATAACCCAAAAGTGCTGTCAGAACGATTGGCAAGGCAATAATGTATGTCTGATAGATTAAATTATTCATCTTACAGCCTTTCGTCTTTAGTAATTGGCACACCGCCCACCACCACTTAATGTGTACCGCCTGCTACCATGTTACCGACATCAGTAAAATGGTAACGCACAATCTTCTTTTGCTTATAGTACTTTGACAAAAGGAAATACTCCGACAAACAGCTTATCTCTGTCTTTCCATGTACGGCTCACTCCGCCCTCACTCAATGCGCTCATATAGTTCTCACCAGCTTGTGAATGGTCGTAGACAGCAAGATTGATAACAACATTTTCAAACTGCTTTAAATCGGCAGTTATATCATCATCAGTGAAAGTGTCTGGATAACACCTTTTTGCCTTTACATCTTCCGTGGCTTGCTTAATGAGCTGTTCAATGAGTGGGTTATCTTCCTTTTTATCGAATACAACCACATCAGATGTTGTTTCATCATCGTTTGTGACAGTTTCAATATGAAATTGTTTAAGTCTGATTTTGACTTGCTCTAATGTGGTGTATTCCATGCTAAGCTCCTTATAATCCAAACTTTTCAATTAACAGTTTCTTTAGCTCTGCTCCTGTAAGTTCTTCTGCATTGTCTATACCTTGTTCTGTGGCAAAAGCCTGTAAATCAGATGTAGACATGCGATTAATGGTTGTCTTGCTATAATCAAAAGAAGCTCCGGAATTATTATTTTCCGGAACCTCTTCGCCAGCGTTATACCATTTACCATTATGAATCACTATATATGGATATTTCATAGTTGCACCCCCTACTCTTTGCTATGAACCTCATATACGAATGTGCTATCCATATTCTCATATGATGGAAGAACAACCTCGGAAGCAAATGTTGACATCTTCATAGGTGGTCCGTACTCTGTCTTTGTAGCAACTGTGATACCCACACCATATACTGTTACATCTACATCAGCTACCTGTCTTGCAGTTCTTTCTTCCGGTGTAGTACCAAACCAAGTGCTACCGAGACTTCCCTCCGGAAGAAGTGTAACCTTGTTATCCGGGTAGAAGTACTGCTCCTTGCCATCATCATCAATGTACATCTTATCGTAAAGTACGATAGTGAGCTTTGTTCTCTTCTGCACTACTGAAATAACAGTATCATCGTCAACATCAATAGTTGCTGTAAGGTTCTGTGCGAGGATTGAGTTTCTTATCTGTGCATTATCAAGCAAATACTGAAATGTATTGCTGTTCATAAGCACATATCTAGCAATCTTGCCTTGCTTCTGTAACTTCTTTCTTGCATTGTTAAGGTCTGTAAGTGGCTTTGAATTAGCTGTATCACTCCACATGCTTGCGCCCGTTAACTTTGCATAATGGTCTTTTGTATATGAGCCATCCTTATCGTAATCATAAGCGTACTGAACACCATCACTTACAATGGCAATTACTGGGTGGCCCGCGCTTGTGGCAAGAAGTGACATTCTCATACGCTCGGGTACAACTTCTGCACCGCTTACAAGGTTGTTAGTATCGTCATATACGCTTGATAAAGCACTTGCAAGGTAAGGGTCATCTGCTGATTGAATACGCTCGATTTCAAGCATTTCCTCTTCACCAACTGTCATTCCCTCACGGAAAAATGCCATCTGTGTTTTTTCCTTGCTTAATCCCTCTCTAGCTCTAATTGTTGGGATTGTGTCAAAGTTAGATGGTGAAAGCGATACTGGAAGTCCTTTATGTGTCTTAATCCAGCTTAAATCAAGTCCCTGTTTCTTTCTTTCCGGAAACCACTGTAAACCGAGATAAGGTATCTGATTACTAGCGTTTTCTGTTGCTGATAATGCGATAGACTTGCTGTCTAATACTTCATTAATTAACATCTGTTTACCTCCTGTTATTATTCAAATACAATCATTGGAAGAGCTGTCTTAACTGTTTCGTCATATATAACGCCTGAGTGTGCTTCTGCTACCTTTGTGTTAAGATATGCTTTCTTAAGCAGTACTCCCTGTGGTCTGTCCTCTGTTACATCAAACCTTAAAATGCCTACTACTGGGGCTGTGTTGTCAGCCTTGCCGGTTGCTCCGATTGGTGTACCCGCTTTGACAATCTTCTTGCCCTGTGCATTTGTAGTTGTTACACCATCAAAATCAAGTGTCAGTGGGATTGCCTCATTAGGCTCTCTCTTTAAAATCTGAACATCTCCAGCGTATGAAGTCTTTTCATACTGCATATTCATTTCCTTTGCCATTTTTTACCTCCTGTTATTACTGAATGTAATGTGATAAAATGTTGTTGCTCTTAGGTGTGTCAGATATAAGGCTTTCTGCTATCTTTTCAGCATTTGTCTTATTTCCTGTATCACCATCATTATTGTTACCGCCATTGTTTGGATTAGGAGTACCTTTGAGTGCATTTTTCTCATACTCTGCTATCGCATTGGCTTCTTTGTCGGACATAATTTTTCCAAGAACTGCCGTGTCAAAAGAACCATCCTCTTTTACTACTGTCTTTGCCTGTTCTGCAGTAATGCCAAAATCAGACATTGCACTCTCTCGTAAATCTCTGACGGCATTATCTTTCTGTAGCTTGGCAATCTGTTGATTGGCTGTCTCTAGGGCTTTATTTGCCTTTTCAAGCTCTGTCATGTTGCCAGCCTGTAGCTCGTCAAGCTGTGTCTGTAGCTCGTCAGCTTTGTCGGCTTTAGCCTTATACTGATTGGCTTTCTCTTTCTCTCTTGCCATTTCCTCACCGCTTTTGTTAAGCAGATTTGTTATCTGCTCATCCGTTGCGTCTGGGAAAAGCTTCAAAACATCATTTCTTGTCATTTCATTACCTCCGTAACTCACGCTTTTGTTATCACTGGTCGCACCAGCCGAGTTTTTCTGTTGTTTAACGCACAACTGCAAATTTTGTATAATAAAAAGCAACCTATAAGTTTTCCTTACAAGTTGCTTATTATTTGTAATATTTAAGACTGCATCTACACCCTGCTATTTCTTTTACCTGTGCCCCTAAAGAGTGGTCTTTCGGAAACATCATCAGTGAATTTCCAACCTCAAACGGCTTAAAAATATCAATTCTCTTTCCGTCAACATCTGCATGTGTAGGTCTGACATGTGAATCTTCTTTTGAGCGCCACTCTTTTGTTTTGTAACCTTGTTTCACCATTTCGGTTTGCAATCTGTAATTGCCGACTGCATTAGCTTCATTCGCAGCTACATTTTTTGCTCGCTTCTGTGAAGTAAAATACTCTACTTCAGTATTTTGTGTGGTGGCGTCAACCACCTCATTCACAATGTACCGGGCATAGTCTGTAATGTATGAGGGTGTTTTCTTTGCTTTGCAATACTGCGTGGCAATGCTCTCATATCTGATGATAAATTCTTTGGTGATAGTTGTTATCTCTGTTTCTTCCTTGCCGGATAACAAGGCAAATAGCATAACAAAGATTTTTTCAAACTTTTCAGCAAGCTTTTTTCTATCTTCCTTTTCCTCGTCCGTCAAATCCATCTCACCAAAATATGTGTCATAATCTATGCCTTGTATTTCATTTTTGTTAAGTGCGTGGATTTCATCTGCCATATCAAGCTCCAAAATAAATTGACAGCCAATTATTCATCGGCTGTCTTATCATCGTTATTATTGTTAGGCGTAGCTGTTGTCGGCTGTTCTTCCGGGAATAACATTTCCATCCGTTTAGCGCTTTCAAGAGTGACTTGTTCAGGGTCGCTAAACATGTCAATCGTCTTGACGGCTCTCTTGTAATTGATACCGCACCTAAGTAATATTTCAAGTACTTCTGCCTTAACAAGCATGTTATCTAGCTTATTATGATTAATGTGTATCTCAACATCGCTAGGCATAAGCGTAAAGTCCTTATTAATTCTCAGCCTGTTAAGAATAAGTCTAAGTGCCATTCTCTCCGATTTTTTGAGGATAGGCTCATTAATAGCTGTCCTAAGTCCGGCATCATAATGTCCGTTTCGCAGTTCTACAGCCGAGCCGGTGTCACCGCCTGTGTTGCCTTGACGATTTGCAAGACCTTGAATACTTAAAAACCTTTCAAAAAGGTCAGTGAATACCACTTGCCCCTCTGTCTGATTAAGTTCGCTCGTCATTACATCAACATCAGCCTTGTTGTCTGAACCATTGTTAGATTTAACTACCAATGCTCCCTCTTGTCGCATTTTTCTGAATGTATCTATGTCAATCTCGCAATTAACGAATTTCACCCATGCAGACACAAACTGCTCGACACCATTAATTCTGTCCGATGTAAGCACGTTGATAGCGTCTGTGATTGCAATAGTCATTTCAATATCAGATAATCGTCTTGCATTGTTTGGATATTCAATCACCGGAATTGCTCTATTGCCGTTTGTTCCGCTTGCATAAATCTTGTCGTTGCGAATATCAAACCACTCATTGTCGGTGAACACATAATAAATATTTGCTCCGTTCTCATCCTCTCCGATTTGACAAGAGAATGCCGGACGTCCGTTTGAGTAGTATGCTACAAAGGTATACATTGGATTTTCAGACGATAAATAAAAATCACTTTCATCAAGCAACTGTCCTTGTCCGTCATCATTACCGATGAATCTGTAGCCGGTACCGCATATGCTTCTCCAACGATGTATGTCTATATCGCACTCCTGTTTGCTTTCTGAATCCATTGTGATGTTAAGCTGTGTGATTTCCTCTGACTTGTGGTTATCGGTGCCACGCAGCACATATTGGATTGGCTCGGCACACATTTCTGCAGTTTTGCGCTCAACAAGCTCATATGCAAGATTTACAGCAATCTTGTTATTGATTTCCGGGCGATTTACCTTTTGCCGATACAAAATCGGTTGGTCACCACGATAGTATCTGTCAAGATACTCAATCTCAATAGCGTTTTGCTCGTGAATTACAAGTGCTTTATTCAGTTCTTCGATTATGTTATTTTTTGTGATTTGCCTTTTACGCGTGAAAATAACCTGTCTGCCGTAATTATTGTGGCAAACAGCCGAAAAAGGTCTTACATTTTTATGAGCATATCTATACATCAATAAAACCTCATGCCACTTGCAGAAGTTCTCTGTGGAACCTCTTTTATCTGAAATTCTTGTGTGCCAGCCCAAAGCCATATCCATTTACGGCAGTGCGTACACATTACTTTGTGGTGCTTCTTATCGTTTTTATTTACCCACGTTAATAGCTTTCCGCAACGAGGGCACATTACACTTCGTTTTCCTGTTGGTACAATATTAATATTCTGATTATTCATGTTACCCTCGCTTCACAAAAAATAGCACCCACAATCTGTGAGTGCCATTTCTAAAAGAGATTTTCGCAATGAACGAATTACGATTTTTTCATAGTTATATTATAACTGTCAATTTTTTAAGTGTATATATGCAATGATATGTAAAACTATGCACACTACTGCACATTTTCAAGATATTCTTTTCCGTAAAGCCTTTCAAACTCTTGCAAGGCTCTGCCGTGGATTGTAAATATTTTTCTTATGCTCCAATTTGTAGCCTGCGCGATTTCTTCAAAAGTGTTTTGATTGACATATCTCATTGAGAGTACATGATAATAGTCAGTATTCTCCATACTATCAATTTGGCTGATAATATGGTTTCTTTTTCTCATAAATTCATCAACAAGTCTGTCTGTATCTTTTTCCAAGTCCACAATTTTAGTTACTGTACTGCCTAATTTATCTTTGTCAGACGAAACATCAACCGCCTCTTTGTCCGTTGAAACAGTAACGCTACATGCTATTGTCTTAAGCCGGTATATTTCAGACAGCTTATTTTGTATCATTTTATCTAATCTGCTGATTTGATTTAAGTAAGTTTTTGTATTCATTAATAAAGTCCTCCTCTGAACGGATTGTGTACTGCTTCAACCTTTGCTATTCTACTGCCTTGCGTCATTCTTAAGGCAAAGTTTGAAAAAACGTCAGGAACATCATCGAGCTGTTTTTTGCCTGTTACTGAATATCGTTTCAGCAGTGATACCATTACTCCATAAGGCTCATTGGGCTTATAACGTGATTGGTCTTTGAAAATAATATGTTGTAAAATCCAGTTAGAACACTGAAAAATACGTGCTTCCTTATTTGTCTCTGTCGGTACATCAGTGATGTTGCATATCCACCCTTTGTTTTCAACTCTCTTATTAACTTCCATAGCCACTCTGTCACCACCGGCATTACGCTCAAACTCGCACTCTTGTACTTGATTATTGACTAATGTGTTTGATGCGTTTTCATACTGCATTTCATAGTCTGCCGTATTATCACACACGCAATCAATGCAGTAATAGTCCTCGCCATATTTTTGCAGTATTGGCATAACAAAATAGTCTGTGCCTTTTCCCTTTGTATCGCATTGAGCTGTGATAATTTCCGGTTCACCATGTGGCAGATTGAGGTATCTGCGGATTTTATCATCGGGAAACAATAGACCCTCACGCTCGATAGGTTCCTGTTTATACAAACATCGGTAAGAGATTTCGTCCATGAGCAATTGTTGGTCGGCAAAAAACTCTTTCGTAAAACCACCATACTCATAATCAAAATTGCTTTCCCCTGTCACCGGGTCTACATCGGGAACCGATATTGTTTTGACTCTTGGATTTCCGACATACATATTTTGAAGGCGTCCGATAACATCATGTACGCTCCAACGAGTGGCAATATGTATCTCTTTACACGGCTTTCCGTCCGTATCTTGTGTCTTACGCTGTCTTGCGTCTACTGCGTATTTATCCCACAACTTATCAAGTATTGTGGGGTTTAAGGCTTCCTCAATTCCGCCTATCATATCATCAACTAGCAAAAATTTACTTGCACGGACTTTTCCGGCATTCTTGCTTCCAACAGAAGTACATTGTACTGACGGAAAAGGTTTGTATTTGCCAATATTGAATCGCTCCATTTTGGCATTCGTGCTTGTAACTGATAGTTTAGGAAAAATGTCATGCCATGCATAATCATCATCATTGGTAACAATGTCGTACACTCCATCGTAGTACATTCGTGTAATGTCACCACTATGTGAATAAAATAGGCTGTAGTCTTTTGGAAACCAACCGGCAACTGCCGAATGAAAGAATTTCTCAATCGTACTCTTTCCAGCTCCAGGCACTAGGCTCACGCACAATATGTCGTATTTATCATCAATCATGCCTTGCAGTGCGTCCACAAGCCCGATTTTGATTAGTTGTTTTCTACGTGGCATATAAAATCTGTCTTTAGGCTCACGCTTTTTCTCTATGTACTGAAAATAGCTGTCAACTATTTTGTTTTGGGCTTCAAGTAGCAAAACCTCATATTTTTTGTTTATCAGCTCATATGTGGTTTTGTGGTCGAATGCGTATTTTTCCAAATCCCAAATCGTGCCACCTGTTTTAGCCGTGCAGAAGCCCTCTATAAGCTCTTTTGCCCTCTTAGTGAGTTGTAGTCCATACTCAATATCTTTCTCGCCGTTTATGGCTACACTACAAGCGTCTACATAGGCATTAATTACTTGCTCGTCTTTTCCTTTATCCTTTATGTAGTTTTCATATCCGTTTACTGTGGAAATAAGGCTCTGACTAGCCATAAGAAAAGCACCTCCACTTTTAAAAAGCAAAGGTGCTTATAGACCTCTGCCTATAACTGTTTTAGGGTAGCGACTACAATCAATCTGTAGCCGGTAATTGTTTTTATTCGTTTGCTTTGAAATTGTAAATCGGTTTTATAATGTCAACTATTTCAACGGTATCTTTTATATTTCCAATTATTTCATCCATTGTTTTATATGCCATAGGGCTTTCATCAATCGTAGATGTATTTACAGATGTTGTAAATATTCCGTCCATTGCTTTTTGATACTCTTCTAGCAAAATGCTTTCTTTTGCCTTTGTTCTGCTCATTGTTCGCCCTGCTCCATGCGGCGCTGAATAATTCCAATCTTCATTTCCCTTGCCAATTCCCAAAATGCAACCGTCACGCATGTTTATTGGTATCAGTACCTTTTCCCCCATTTTTGCAGAAATAGCACCTTTACGGACAATATTTGTATCGTGTTCAATGTAGTTGTGAATCGTTTGAAATCGTTCAGTTTCTTTTGTAACTTCCCACCCCATATAGTAACAAATAATGCTCTGAATGGCTCTTCTATTAATTTCCGCAAACTCTTGACATAATTTCATATCGTGCAAATACATTTCTCTATGTTTTCCAACAAGATATGATAACTCTCTAGGGATTTTAGTTGTATTTGCTTCGTAGGACTGCTTTAATTCTTTGATAGCCTTGCTGATTTCTCTTTCTCTTTTACATTTTTTGTATTCAGAAATCAATTTCTCACTATCTTGTTTGAAATTCGATTTTCCCGAAATATCATCAATCGCCATTTGCTGATATATTTCTGCGACTTGCTTTCCGACATTTCTACTTCCCGAATGAATAATAAGATATTTATTATTATTGCTATCGTTATCAACTTCGATAAAATGATTGCCGCCTCCCAGCGTGCCACAACTTCTTTTCAACCAATTTATATTTTTCAACTGCTCCTTGCAATACAATTTTTCAATAATATCACTTGCAACAGATAAGTTTTCTTCTTCATGAACCTTTCTACCACTTGGAACATATTCTCTAATGATGTTATCTAATCTCTCAAAATCAATATCAATATTCCCCAAGTTTGTAGTAAGCATCCCACAGCCTATGTCAACTCCAACAATATTCGGTATTACTTTTTCTCCTAAATCAGCAGTAAATCCGATAACACACCCTGCTCCTGCATGAACATCCGGCATAATTCTTATCTTGCAATCCGAAAATGCTGGCTGTTTTACAAGCGTATATATCTGATTTAATGCTTTATGTTCTATATTTTCTGTAAATATTTTCAAATCAGCCATAATATGTTCCCCTTTCTGTTGATAATCAGCAATCATTATTTAGCTGTAATAAACCGTTTTGTGGCACAAAGGGCATTTGCATTTCCAGTTATCGCCCTCTCGTTGGTCGCCACAATACTCATATTCTCTATTGTTTGCTTCAAAAATGGTATAGCAATTTTTACAACTGAATTTTAAAGGCTTATTGACAAAATCTAAGTTGCCTTTTTGAATTATCTTCATCCGTTCTAGTCCTCCACATTCTTACTCTTTGTCTGCTCCATTATCTGCCTCGATAACAGGTTCATCTTCTAAAGTGGAACAATCTATACGTTTGCCATTTCTACCGCTTATTTCCTGTGATTGTGCTTCTCTAAGTGCTTCACGCTCTATTGATTTAATTACTTCTGCCATACTCATTGTAATAAACCTTAAATCCTTTCATCGCATAATCAGAAACAGCCTTTTTCAGCTCCTCATGGGTGGAATAGGTTTCCTTCAAAAGAATAGCTATGCCTTTTTTGCTGACTGCATAAATTCCAAATGGAACCTGTTTACTTGCAACATGTAAAACTGCTTTTAATTGTTCTGCCGTCATTTCATATACGCTATTTCCGACTGTCAGTTTCATTTCTCATAAACCCCCAAAAATCTTCCATGCACTCATTACATAAATCGTAGGTTGTATTCAATACGCCATTTCTCGTGATTGAGTTTGTACCCAATAGCCCTACTTTTATCTCTTTTCCGCACCTGTCACAAGTGCGCCATTCTTTTTGATGTTTCATTCTTTCACCGCCTATTCTATATGCTTAAATGTTCGCTACAATCATTGTCAAAAGAAATATAATACTTAAAAACCCCGTTTCTGCGACTTCTCTAATATTTTTGGATTTCTTTATGAGCCATAACGATAAGAGATAGTAAATAAACAATGCTATTTTGTACGATATCATTCTTCCACCAACTTTCTACCGCAGATAGGGCAAAATTTTATATCTTCGATTTCAATTCCAGCCATAAAAGGGTCGCTACATCCGACAAATAAATGAAATGCATTTTCAAATTCAACAATTTGTGTTTCATTTTTTCGGGATAATATCCGCCTCTAAAAGCTCCTTGCTTGATTTTTTCCAATTTTCCTATTTTGCAACAAAACTCGCACATATCACACCTCAATCAAAGTAAATTTTCGTTTGCTAACAATTTTGTCTCCGTGAAGCATTCCGTCTATGCCTCTGCCACACCCCATATTAATTATGTTTACCTCACATTTGTCTAAATACACTTGATATTCTTTCCCCGCAATAGAGATAGTTCCAAGCGCATTTTCAAAACTTGCATTAAAGCCACTGTAGTCATAAGGTGTACCACAATAAGGGCATTTTTTAAGTTTTCTGTCAATCGGTGCGCCACAGTTCACACAGTTTGTGCTCATTGCTTATTCTTCCTTTGCCTTAAACAGTGTGTCAGGAAACGGAATACCTAAAAAATGCATATTTGCGTATTTCCTAAATGTCGGCACGCTCATACCGGCTATCTTTGCAGCTTGTGCCTGTGAACATCTGCCATATGCGTATTCCATCAATCCCTCTCGGAATGATTCAATATTTCGTGTCTTAACTCCTTTTGCCATACTTATACCTCCGTTTAGTACTCAATAATGCCTTGAGCCAACTGTAGCAGATAGTCGCTTTTAGCAAAATGTGTTATCGAGTAGTTAGTCTCTCTTCTATGTGTTCGTCTGAAATGCTCATTAACCATTCTATCAAGCCCAGTAAGCCCTGTTTCGTCTGCTAGGTAAACATCTGTCCACTCAAAGTGATTATGCTCCGTATCGGTCACATTAGAAAGTGACAGGCATACATTAGTCAGAGTTTTATCGGTCAAGATTGGGTGAACCTTTGCAAAATATGTTTCATACAGGTTCATGTATCTGCAAAATGCGTTTTTGACTACTTCTCCGACTGTCTTGTTTTCAATGTTGTTGTCGCAGATTTCAGAGAACCTATAGACCATATCATCTTTCTTTGCTTGCATATCCTGTCGGGTGGCTCTTGCCGTCTGTTTCTCGGAAGCAGATGTATGTACCTTTCCATCAATGTTAGTTGATGTATGTACCTCTCTTGTAATCTCTGAATCATAATCTCTGTTTGAGTAATCTATGTTAGTATTCTTTGGTATTGCTTCGTCACTGACTTGTGTTTGATTTTCCATTGGCTCATTATTGATTGCGCACTCATGCGCATTGAATTTTTCATTTTCCGGTATTTCAATTTTGTAATCGCTTAATGGATAGCCATTCTTTTTAAGGTCTTTTGCAATATTTACAAGATTTACTCTATATTGCAATGTTCTATCCCATTTATATTTAGGGTTATTTCGCTTTGAGATATAACCCATATCCACCAAATCACTGATATATCTTCTTATCTGACTTGCAGATAAACCTAACATAACCTCATCGGCTAATTCTTCGGCTGTTTTATATATCCAACCATAGAAAAGCTCTCTTTCTTCTTCTCCATTGTTCTTCGCAATCTCATTTTCTTTCTTGATAAACTTATCGGCATCTGAAACTCTTTCAGACCAATAGATAAACTGATTGAGGATAATTGCTTTTCTATAATCGTTTGTTATTGATAATAAATCTTCTCTGATTACAGCTTTTTTAATTCTAACTTCTGCCATATTAAACACCATCCTTTCTACTGATTTTGTATAAAGAATGAAATTCATAATGACAATTAGGGCATATCCTTACAATTTTTGTTCCGCCCTTTGATTTTGGTATTGGATAATGGTGTTCGTTTATAACATTGCAACCGCAACCACACCATTCGCATTTAAACTTGCAGTTATGTTTGTTTTTTAAAACAATTTCTTTTGCTTCTTCCAGTTTTATCTTATCTGCTGTTATATAGCCTTTATTGAGAAGAAACTCTAAAGACCTTTGTATTGTTTTTATCGAAAAGAATGGTAAATACTTCTTTTGAACAAAAACTAAATCCTGTTTATTAAACAAATCAATGTTGTTTTCTTTTTTAGCTTTTTTGATTTCTGTGTAGACTACTGAATTGTGTAATCCTATTTGTTCTGCTAATCCAATATCTACTTGCAGTGTGTTTTTTGAATTAAATAAATCTTTTACTGTCATAAATTACCTCCTACGAAAGATAATAAGAGCGTCCGCCTTATCCGCTCAATTCTACGATTAGTAATAACAACAAACAGGCAGTCGTAGTTCTGCTTTTCGCTTCGTCAAGCTAGTTTGTTGTAATCGGATAGACAGGACTTGAACCTGTGACTACTTGAATGAATCAAGTGTTACTCCCAACTGAACTACTATCCGTTATGCAGTTTCTTGTGTTGGAAAGTATTTATGGCACTTCATTACGCTATCTGCCATCTTGTTCACAAATCAACCAACACAAGCATTTTAATTATTTCAGCAGGGGCTACTGCAACGCCTGCTTATTCGGGAGCTACCCGACCACTTGATGTGGTGTGGATTTGAACCACACATGATTGTCGCGACTCTCGTCATCTAAGTTGCCGGTTTCAACGAATTATCTTACGGCAATAGCGTTTACCCATTTCGCCACACATCAGCAAGGCGAAAGCCAGATTTGAACTGGCGGTCACAGATTTGCGGTCTGTTGCCTTTTACCACTTGGCTATTTCGCCATATATAACAGCCGTAGCGTGACTGTTATACTGAAACTGCTTTTGTCGCTACATTTTGTACAGATTCATGCGGACTTTTTATACCGCTTACGGCTGACTCTTATAGCCTGTCGTAAGTTAGCGCCGACATCGTGAATCGAACACGAACAACATTTCTGTTGGATAGCTTAGCAAGCTATTGGAATACCATTATCCCATATCGGCAAATAATTTATTGGCAGGACTTAGCAGCGCATTTTCTGTACCGCCCATTTAATCAAGCCTTGTCGCCTACTTGAACCAATAATTAATCGGCAAGGTTGGGAATCGAACCCACGACACATCAGCTAATAGCCGACTGCTCTACCACTGAGCTACATGCCGATAGTAAGGCAAAACTAATTAGGCTAGTTTTGCCTCTGCATGAAAAAATTCAACAAAGGGGGAAAGCAGAACCCCTATTTGCAGAAATATCTGCAAGCTGGCTTGATAGGACTTGAACCTACAACTACTTGATTAACAGTCAAGTGTTCTACCTGTTGAACTACAAGCCAATAATGAGGGTGAAGTCTAAGGAGTGGCTACACCCTCCGGAGATATAAATTTGTATGTGCTGTAGGAAAAGAACTAACGAAACCTACAGCAAAGGACATGTGAGGGATTGCACCTCACCTAAGACTCATATGATTTGAGTTGCCCTAGTTTAACAATTAATTAAAGGGGGTATATATGTCTACTCTGCCTGTTACAGATGTCTTTACGACAGGTTGATTTTCACGCTCGTGTATTGTGGGATTATACACGATTAAACCCTCACGAGCCTTGTGACGGCTCTTAACAGCTTTCCACTATGAGGGCGAAAGGAACTACTAAGTCCAATGTCGGGGGAACCAAGTAAAACCCCGAACAGGGCATGTTGGATTTGAACCAACGAAATGCGGGAATCAAAATCCCGTGCCTTACCACTTGGCGAATGCCCTATATTTACTGCCACATGAAAGCTATGGCAAGTATCTGACCGAACATTCCCGCAATACCAAGAAGTCCCACTTTTCCGTTTAATGTGGCGTTTGCCATTCCAAAAGCAATTAATGCCATCCATACTGTTGTTGCAATTTTTAGTACAAGCATGATTTACACCTCAAAATCTAATTATCTTCATTTTCTTTCAATACCGACTCAGCTATGCACGCAAGAACTAAAAACACTATTGAGACTACCATTGAGCATCGGTCAGCAAAGAGTATTCCGTAAAACATACAAAATAAAATTATATATGTATACAGGCCCTTAAGAAACATTGGCATGAATTTATAAACAATCTTGTCGAAAATCTTCCATTTGCGCTTAGATTTAAGCTCATGAGCCTTATCCATGCACCACTCTGCCTTGCTCATATCCTCAACTACAGAACCTTTATGTCCGGCACGATATTCATACTTGTATGCAGTAATCTCACACCATTTAGCCACATCCTTAAGCCCGTAAATGTCAATCATTTCATCAATGCACTCTTTTCGGTCAGGCAGATTGTAGTGGCTAGGGTGATTTACCATATCGGAATTAATTTTGCTCGACTCAAATCCTGTTAATTTCATCACTGTCAGCTCCTTTACTGTTATATATATCATATATAACCAATATTTTATCGTAGTTGTATATATATATATTATTATTGTGTATGTTGTTTAATTTATATATAACTTATGTTATAGTAATAAATACTGCTTGGTGCGGTTGAGGTAAGGGTAAAGGCCTTTTTGTTTTGGCGGATATTTTGGGAGCTAAGTGGGGCGGTTTGTCGCTTTTCATATACACCCCCAGGGCACCCAATGCGCGCATTGCTCAGCTCTTAAACATCAAGCGTCTTAAATTGTATCTATTGTATATACAATTCATCTATACCCTTTCAACTCTTCGCTAAACAACTGTTTTGTGAATAGTTGTAATAATTCGATAGCCCTCAAAGCCTTGTAAATCAAGGGATTAGAATTGTGTGTATTGCATATACAATTACTTGGCATTATCAACCACGTTGTCGCCTGATAATGCTTTAATAGTCTGACTATTTGAACCGCCTAACTGCGGTAAGTCATTGGCGGTCAGTGCTCTTGCTTGTGTAGCCTCATAGCAAATTCCCGGTTGATTCATGCCAAATTCATTATTGCCAACGAACATAGCACCGACAGGGGATTTATTGTCGTATGCTCTATCCTTGATACAATCTTTACGGATTCCTTGCAATTTTTGCCAAATCTCATAACTTTTAGGACTTGACTCTTTATTCAGTCTCCAATTATCTATAACACCACAATCTATATTACACCAATTACTAAATGCAACAGTACTACATAGCTTGTTATATTTATCACTAATATATATATATTCATCACATATATTATTTAATATATTATAATTATATCTATTGTAGTTAGTTAACATACATGTATTATCATATAACTGCTTATCTTTTAATATACTGTTATCATTAAATATAATCTCTCCGACTCTTTTACAAACAGCTTTCCAAGGTCTCTGACCCTCGCTTTTTAAATCCTCAATCTGCAATTCCTGACAAGCCTGAACTATAGCCCTCTCAAAGTCCTCCCGATAAAGTTGGAAAGTGCCAAAATCGGCAATTAAATGTTTAGTTATATTTCCCTTAATTTTTTCCATTTAGCACTCCTTAAAAACAAAATAAAAAAGCCCGCACCACCTGGAATAATTCCAAGTGACACAGGCTAGCCGGCATCTGCTTATTAATTTAATTAAAATAATAATAATCAAATATACTTATTTTGTCAATATACTGATTATTGGATATATAATAAATAACTGTATTGATTAATATATACCACATCACACATATATATATTAATTATATATATAATAAAAAGCCGGTCACAAAAACCGACTTTTTGAAAAACAATATTTAATTTTTAAATTTCAATACTAAATTCGTCTTTTAGCACTGTTTCAAAGCTTGGCTCTAATTCACAATAGCGTTTTAAAAACTCTATCGGCTCGCATGGTGCCAATTCGTGGTGGGCCTTTTCTCGTGTCTCATCATCCATTAGAACGGCTATAGCGTCCATTTTTTCTTGTGTTATTCTCATTTTTCCACCCCTTTTTAATCCTCAATCTCGAACAAGCAGAACTTGCGTTCTAACTCGTCAATTTCTGCTTCGTATTCCTTTCCGTCAAACTCTAAATGCTTGATATAGCTATAACGCGGGGTTCTGAATTGTAACCCTGATACCATGCTGCCGACATACAAGGCATTTTCCGGATTGTTCAAAATCTCTTTGAGCTTATCCGAAAACTCAATATTACATTTTTTCGAGCGGTTAACTATTTCTTCATTCTCGTTTATTTCTGTTTCAATATTTTTCACAAAAGCCTTAAATTTTGGAGTATCGGGATTGCTTCCAATTTCTCCATATATTTTAAATTCTCTCATGTCCTGCGCCTCCTTAATCCTCTTCGCAATCCTCAATTTTCCAATTAGGTCTCATTCCCTGGGCTTCCCATATGAGATAATCTCTCATGTCGTCAATATCTTCGATTTTCGCCCACTTGTTATGCTCCTCTTCAAGCTCTGCGTTTGGCTCAAACCACGCTTTGACCTCTTCAAAAGTCTTTGGCTTACTGTATTCAGCTCTGTTGTCTGCGTCAACTATTCTGTATTTCATACTCTTTATACCTCCAATAAAAATATATCTAATTGCTACGACATTATATTAACATATTAAATACATAAATGCAATACATAATTGCAATAATTTTTAAAATGGGCACTCATTGTTATTGCTTTCCAGCTCGTCCAGCTTATCCAATACTAATTGGTTTACAAATCCATTAATCGTCAGCCCTTGCGCTTGTATTCGGTCTTTTGTGCCCTTTGGCAAAGTAACGCTGATTCTGTCGTAGCTCTCTCTTATTCTGTCGTTCTGCTTCTGTATACGCTTCTTATAGTTTTCAATTATTTTCTTTTCGTCCATTTATTACACCTCATTATATAAATTAATAATATCAATAATCATTGGCAATAATACTATAAATAATATTGCTATACATAAATATATAATAATTAAATTATTATGTCAATAATAATCCATTACATAATATAAATAATAATAGTTATTTCTTATTATATGCATTAATTCATTTATTATTGATTTTATTATTACATTAATGTAATTAAATTTTATTGCAATATTTTTTAATTTATGTATTGACATTACATAAATGCAGTGTTATTATAATGTCAAGTCGAAAGGCAAGGAACAGAATAACATTTTATTAAATATGGAGGTACTTTTATATGGAAAGAATTAAAGAGTTAGAAAAGGAATTAACAGCAGTTTGCGGCACTCACGAAAATGATTGCTCCAAGTGCCCAAAACAAAAAGAATGTGAAGAATATTGTAAATTGGCGCAGATTTACGAAATAGTAAACAGATAAGAAAGAGGGTCTAAATATGAAAACAAACGATACAATCAAAGTACATTTATATGATTTACACAATAAAGAGATACAAACTAGAAACTATGGCAAGACTTTTTACGTGTACGAAAAAGCCGGAAAACTTGGAATTGATTGGAACACAGAAAAAAGCCCATACACCTGCAAGGGTGATGTGTTTGCACCATTTGAAACCTTTGCGCCATCTGTAATATTTGAAAATATTGAAACTGGGGAGCTTTTCCACTTCTCAAATATTAAAAATGCAGTTGTTAGAATAGCATAGCCGAAACGCTCCAAAATCGGAGCGTCAGCCGTGGGATTGTCGCCCGGCTCTGATGATGGCAGACCGCAGAAAAATGAAAGGATGGTTGATTATATGACAAAAGCAGAACTATTGAAAGAATTTGACAAACTGCAAAGCGAAAAAGAAATACGTATTGAGGGCATACACTGCAATAGTAATAAAAGCACAATAGAAAATGCTATTGAATGCCTAAAATGCCCGGATGAGCTGCTAGAGAAATACTTAACGGTTGTAAGTCTCAAATATGAAAATATCGGGCGCACAATTGCAGAAAATGGAGACTTCAAGCGCCACTCCTTCAACCGGCTTTACGTATTTAATACAGCAAGACAGATTTTAGCAAATTAGCGAGGTGTAAATATATGAGATATTGCGGACGACAGAAAAACGGAAAAGCGTTGTTATTAACGGACAATGAAATTATAAGCAATGCACTTGAACAGGAAAAAAGCGGAATAAAACCGCATTATGCTTTTTATGATTATAAGAACCATGAAAAAATGACTCCGGCGGGCTGGCTTGTATGGTCTTTACGTGATGGCGGTTGTGGTGTAGTTTACCGCCGTAAGGATGGGAAAATGATTATTACAACCGGACTACAAGGGGATTTTTGTTATTGTTAGGGGGCGCAACTATGAGAGATTTTATCGAGATTTTAAAGGCTTTCGGGCTTTTTGCGTCGTGCCTTGTTATTGGGTATGGCGGTTTGTTTTTATTTTTTTATTAAATAGCTAATATCAAGGGATTTTTAAGCCGGTGCAATTCCGGCTATTAGCTTTATATATAAGGCTTTTCAGGTCTTATATTATTAATTTAATTATTTTATTTATAGGTGCCTTTATACAGCTTTACGGCTGTATATATCGCACTCCGTCCGCGCGTCCGGTAAATAATCGCGTCAAGAGGTTTTATAAATGCCTTTATATTTATATCAGGCTCAAGAGGTGCAACGCCTGAAAAATAATTGTGCGCCCGTATAGGTGATTTGCGTTATTTTACACCTAATAAAAACAGATTAACGCACGCATGACCGCGAAAGAGCCAAAAAATAACTTGTAAACCATGCACGAACAGAAAAGAGGGTTGACGGATGGAAAACGAACTAACTACGCTTGACGCTGTAGAAATGGAAATTAGAGCACGTTACAACGGCAAATATACGGATGTATTAGGCTATCGGGCGAGCGAACGAGAGACACGAAAAGCGATAACAAATATTTTTAGGGCTGTCGCAGAGTCGGGCACGTGTGACGATGTTTTGACGCTTATTAGTGGCAAGGAATACCGCCGGACGGCTTTTGATAACTACCTAAACCATAAAAACTATATAAGTCCAATAATTAAGGCTTGTTATAGATAGGGGGGGGCGCATTATGTCTAATTATGAGTATTTAGGGAAAAAAGAAATATATAAGCGCGTTCAGGCGCTAGGCTATGAGATGCCAAAAATAAGTGACTTTAATTATATAAAATATGATTGTATAGAATGGATGGAGTCACACGAACTAAAAATTACAGTTCAAAGAAGCGGTGAATGGTTGCAAGTTGTAGAAAAGCGCGCACACGTTCACCCGGTCACGCTATTTTGTGACTATCAAGCTGGGAAATATATCACTTGTTACCATTAGGGATATTTTTATATCCCTTTTTAGCGTGCCTAAAATCAAGCGCGCAGCCGTTGAGCTGTTGCAAGCTATCCGGCTATAAGTCCGG